CATAAGAAGTTTGGAGTTGATAAGTGGGTGGCTGATAAAATGGCGGGAGATCCTACACAATTTAAATCTATTATGAATGAATATTTAAAGTTTAGACAAGTACAAGTTCAAGAAGAAGTTGATGAACTTTATACCGCAATCAATACTAGAGATGCTGAAGAAGTTGTAGATGCACTTATTGATACTGCTGTATTTGTTCTAGTCACTTTAGATACAATGGGTGTTGATGCTAATGAAGCATGGGATAAAGTTTATAATGCTAATATGACCAAACTTCCGGGTGTAAATCCAACAAGACATAATCCATTGAAATTGCCTGATATGATTAAACCGGAAAATTGGGTTTCACCCACACATGAAGGAAATTATGGCATTATCCCTAAATTTATTTAAATCAATATTTGATAATAAAACTGATAAATCAATGAACTTCTCCGACTTCTCAGAGTTTGAGAAGTTCTTATATCAGTTATCAAATATCCCGAGAGCAGGTAAAAGAAATGCTCCATTAATTTCACCAGCTTCATATAAAAAAGATACAACAAGAAAGAATGATTCTGTAATATCTTGGTGTGGATGGGCAGCAGTAGATGTTGATGATCATCAAATTGAAGGAGATCTAAAAGAAACTTTAGCGAAAAGATATGGGAATTGGTATTACATTTGTTATTCTACAGCATCCTCTACAAAGGAGTTCCCAAAGTTTAGATTGATATTTCCTTTGAAATGTCATGTAGAAGCATCAAAGATAAAAGCATTTTGGTATGCATTGAATAGTGAATTAGAATCTATAGGGGATAGACAAACTAAAGATCTGTCAAGAATGTATTATGTTCCCGCAAATTATAAAGACGCTAATAATTTCATATTTACTAATATTGGTCAATATATAGATCCATATGCTTTGATTGATAAACATCCAACACTCGTACCAAAAGGTAATAACTTCTTTGATAGATTACCTAGTAAAATGCAGGAAATGGTTTTACAACATAGAAAGGATCAAATGGATAATAGAGCTATCACTTGGGATTCATATAGAAATTGTCCGTTTATTAATAAAAAATTAGTCATTGAATATAGAAATATTAGTTCTACTGGATGGTATCATAAAATGTATCAGATTATGGTTTCTATTGCGGGTAATGCCGTGAAACAAAAGTATCCAATAACATCAATAGAAATTGCAGAATTGTGTAAAGAGTTGGATTTAGAAACAGGAAGTTGGTATGGTAATAGACCACTTAATAAAGAAGCTGAAGGAGCTATAGAGTTTGTATATAAAAATATGTAATTTTACGAGTAAAACGAATTATGATGAAATGGAATAGACGATATATTAATTTAGCTAAGGAAGTTTCAACTTGGTCAAAAGATCCATCCAAACAAATTGGAGCGGTTGTAATTGGATCTAAAGGTCAAGTATTATCTCAAGGATATAATGGGTTTCCAAGAGGTGTTTCTGACAACCAAGAGGACTATGATAATAGAGAAGTTAAATATAAAATGGTAGTTCATGCTGAAATGAATTGTATTTATAATGCCTCATTTACCGGAACATCTTTGGATGGTGCTACTTTATATATATATGGGCTGCCTGTTTGTTCTAGTTGTGCTAAAGGTATTATTCAAGTAGGCATAAAGAGTGTTGTTATGTTATACAACGATATACCCAATAATTGGGATGAGGAATGGTTTTGGTCTAAACGTATGTTTGATGACGTTGGTGTGCATTATAAGATATTAAAATCCGGTTGATTTTTAATCGAAAGTGTGTTATAATAAATCTTATTATTAATTAAATAGAGGTGAAGTGTATGTCTATAATGGACAAACTAAAAAAGAACTCAAAACTAAAATCTACAGAAGTATTATCAAAATCAAAGTTCTTTACTGATAAGGATATGATTTCAACTGACGTACCAATGATTAACGTTGCATTATCGGGATCACTTGAAGGTGGTTTGACTCCAGGATTAACGGTATTAGCAGGACCATCTAAACATTTCAAAACAAGTTTTGGGTTAGTAATGGCATCTGCTTATCTAAAGAAATACCCAGATGCTGTTATGTTGTTTTATGATTCAGAATTTGGTTCGCCACAATCTTATTTTCAATCATTTGATATTGATACTTCTAGAGTATTACATACACCCATTACTAACGTAGAAGAGTTGAAGTTTGATCTAATCAATCAGTTAGAAATGATTACAAGAGAAGATAAAGTTATTATTGTAATTGATTCACTTGGTAACTTAGCATCGAAGAAAGAACTTGATGATGCGATAAACGAAAAAGCAGTTGCTGATATGACAAGAGCAAAAGCATTGAAAGGTTTATTTCGTATGACAACTCCTTATCTGACAATGAAAGATATTCCTATGATTGCCGTTAATCATACATATCAAACTCTTGAAATGTATTCAAAACCTGTTGTATCAGGTGGTACAGGTGTAATGTATTCAGCCGATAACGTATGGATTATTGGTAGACAACAAGATAAGAAAGGCACAGAAATACAAGGGTATCATTTTATAATCAACGTAGAGAAATCACGATATGTTAAAGAAAAGTCAAAAATTCCTATTACAGTTTCTTGGGAAGGTGGCATCCAGCGTTATTCTGGGTTGCTGGATATTGCTCTGGCTGGTAATTATGTCAGTAAGCCTTCCAATGGTTGGTATTGTAAAGTTGATAAATCTACTGGAGAGTTGCTTGATCCGAAGGTAAGAGAAAAAGATACTATGAACAAAGAGTTTTGGAAATCGATATTAGAAGAAACAGATTTCCCTACATTTGTTAAGAGTCATTTTACTATTGGTTATAAATCTATTTTAGGAGATATGGATATTACTGCTTTACAAACGGAGGAAAATGATGTATAATAATATTACAGAATATGATTTTGAACAAATATCTTACGTTGAAGGTGTTAAATATGATTCATTTAAACTTTTAACAGGTCAATATACTGGTGTGATATTAAGTTATGGCACTATTGCTTTTACAGAACCTTTAAATAAAGAAGCTTCAGCCACTCTAAAGTTTGAATATATTATTAACTATACCCCGTCAGGATTAGACTCGGTTGAGCTTGAATCTGATATAGATTTTAATAATTACGTGGGTGACATATTAAGTTTTGTATTAGATAACGCTTTTGCTAATGATGATTATAAAATAGGTGATACTAAAGATGAACCCAGAGATTCAAACGATAATTTTACGGAATCTGATCAACAATAACGACTTTACTCGCAAGGTTATACCATTCTTAAAGAAAGAATACTTTGAAGGTAATCATGGAATTATCTTCACAGAAATTTTAAACTTTGTTTCTAAGTACAACAGACTACCTACTGGAGAAGCGTTAAACATTGAATTGGATAGTGGTAATCTATCAGATTCACAATACCATGAAGTGTTAACTATAGTTTCGGAAGTATCAAGAAAAGAAGAAGTGACCAATATGGATTGGTTATTAGAACATACAGAGAAATGGTGTCAGGATAGAGCAATCTATCTTGCTATCATGAAATCTATTTCTATTATTGAAGGCAAAGATCAAGAATTAACCAAGAATGCATTGCCAGAATTGTTACAAGATGCCTTGAGTGTTGGTTTTGATAGTCATATTGGTCACGACTATTTCTCTGATGTGGAAGAAAGGTTTGAATTTTACCACAGAACCGAAGAGAAATTACCCACAGATCTAGATTACTTTAATCAGATTACAAAAGGGGGGTTTAGTAAGAAAAGTTTAAATGTTATACTCGCGGGTACTGGTGTTGGGAAATCTTTATTCATGTGTCATGTTGCCAGTTCTATTATATCTCAAGGTAAAAACGCTTTGTATATTACAATGGAAATGGCAGAAGAAAAGATTGCTGAACGAATTGATGCAAACCTGTTAAACGTTGATTTGGATGATATTAAAAATATATCAAAAGAAGCCTTCACAAGTAAGATTAATAGTATCTCTAAAAAATCTCAAGGTGTTTTAAAGATTAAACAATATCCAACGGGTTCCGCACATACCGGACATTTTAGATCTTTATTAAAAGAATTGCAATTAAAAAAGAACTTTATGCCGGATATTATTTTCATAGATTATCTTAATATTTGTGCTTCAGCTAGAATGAAAGGTATTGGTGGGTCTGTTAACTCTTACACATTAATCAAATCAATTGCGGAAGAGATTCGTGGTTTGGCGGTAGAATTTAATGTGCCTATTATAACCGCGACTCAGGTCACACGATCTGGTTTTAATAGTTCCGATGTAGAACTTACAGATACCTCAGAATCATTTGGATTACCAGCAACAGCGGATTTAATGTTTGCATTGATTAGTAATGAGGAACTTGAAGGATTAAATCAAATATTAGTGAAACAATTAAAGAACCGATATGCAGATCTTAATCTTAATAAAAGGTTTATCATTGGAGTAGATAAAGCAAAGATGAAGTTATATGATGTCGAGCAATCAGCACAGGGTATAATGGATTCGGGACAAGCATCATTACCGCCAGTAGTAGGAAATTTTACAAATAAACCCAACAACAATTTTAAAGGATTTAAAGTATGAAAGTAAAACTAATTAGTTATTCATCACCAGTAAATGGTTCAGGATTAAACGATATTCAAGATTTAGTGGCATTTTGTGCTAGGGTTTCTAATCCGGCTAATCAGATGAATAATGAAACCTCGGAAAAACTTATTAACTATCTTATTCAAAACAAACATTGGAGCCCACTTGAGATGGTATCTGCTTGTATTGAGATTGAAACTACAAGAGATATTGCACGACAAATTCTTCGACACAGATCATTTTCATTCCAAGAGTTTTCTCAGAGATATGCTGATCCTACTACTGATCTTGCTTTTGTGACTCGTGATGCACGATTACAGGACACCAAGAACAGACAAAACTCTATTCCTAATGAAGATAGGGAGTTGTCTGGTGAATGGGATAGAAGACAGAAGGAGTTGATTCGTTTAGTTAAAGAGAATTATAATTGGGCAATTAGTAATGGTATTGCCAAGGAACAGGCAAGAGCAATCCTTCCTGAAGGTAATACTGTTTCGAGAATGTATATGAACGGTACAATCCGGAGCTGGTTACACTATATTGAATTGCGTTGTGCGAACGGTACTCAATTAGAACACCAAAAAGTTGCTCTTGCGTGTGCTAAAGCAATTACAAAAATCTTTCCAATGACTGAAACTATCATTTAATTTAAAATAAATCTTGACAAGGATGTCAGGTTTTGTTATAATACATATGTACTCAAGAGAAACCTACATTATTAGAGAGAATATATTATGATTATCAAATTCAACAACAACGATGAATATGAAATTGATTTAGATGCCTCACTTTCTCGTCTGAAAAAACAATATGATGCTGATCCAGTTAAGAAACAAACTGATAGAATGATTCGAATTATTAGACTGAGATATGTTAATAAGATGACTTTTGCGGCCATTGCAAAAGATCAAGGTATCTCACTTAAATCAGCTAAAAACTGGACAGAAAAAGGTGAACGTTTCTTACGGTTGGATATGAGAAGAACTCCATGGTTTGCTAACACTAATAATACTCTAAGTGAGTTATTCTTTGCAGAATCTATTGAAGCCGCATCTTTGATGTGCTTTAGGAAATCTGTGTAAATAAAGCTTGACTTCTACTAGACCAGGTGTTATAATGAACCATAAACTAAAAAGAGAGAATAAATGAAAACATACAGCGGGTTTATATCAGAAGAAACCAAAATAAAATATGCCAAATTAGGCGAGATCAAAAAGCTGGGACCGAAATGGTATCGCATCGTGGTCAAATATGGCGATCCGACATACGGCGTCAAGTTCGTTAATGCT